GCTCTTATTGAGGCGTATGTGACTTATATCGTCAAGTAGGCTTTTGCGCGAAGCCGTCCCCGTTTTGGGGTTTATTTGTGCGCTCTAAACATAGGAGAAATAAATTGAATCAAGACGTTGTTGATGGTTACTCTATCCCTGTTGACCCTATGGATCAGCTTCAGTGCGACTCGTGCCAGTAAGGTAAACTAGATTTCTCTCTAGCATCACTCGTAGAAATTTCACTGAGAGATTTATCCCCTAGTTAAAAGCTGGGGGATATTTCCTTATATACTTGTAGCGCAGGTTCTTATTCCCTTTCGGCCTGCTGCCCCACCAGTGTTTATCGGTTTCCCTGGTGGGGCTTTCTCATAGCCAAATATGAGAAGGTGGCGAAGGCGATCAGACCTAGAAGTGTTGCCCCGTTGAAAGTCCACAACACGGCTGCGGTGCAGGTGAAGATGAAACTGAGAATGGCGAGCTTAGACATATAAAGTCACCAGCCCTACGATGGTTAGGAATAGTACGAGTACGGCTGTTACACCGCATCCTACGGCTAGTGAGAGGTCATCTCGGTAGGGTGTTGATGCGTAGGAATCCTCGTATTGTGTTGCTGGTACTGGGTTGTGTTCGGTTTCCATTAGTTTGCCTCTTTCCATTCTGCCTTGATACGTTCTAGGCGTGCAGTGCGGATTGTGATTGCGTGCTGAACATCCCACCATGCGTCGGTCTGTGGTTCGTAGTCTGCCTGTCGCTGCTTCATGTAAAAGATTGTGTCTAGCAGTTCAGCGTATTCTTTTGCAGTTGCCATTTTGTTTCCCTTTTCTTATTTAGCGGTTTTGCTTATGTATCAACAATAACATCTGTAATGACAGTGTCAATACCTAAATGTAAAAATTATCAAACTATTTTTACCTTTATATAAAAATGTTTTGCACAATGTCGGTAGGTATGCCTATAGTGAATGTGAAAGGAAGGGAAACCTTATGGTTAGAAATAGAGCTTCAGCTAAAAAAGCTGGCACAAGCTTTGAAACACTCGTAGCAGATTATCTCGCAATGAAACTTGCAGACATTCTTATCAGCCGTCGCGTCAAGATGGGTTCTAAAGATCGTGGCGATATTCACGGGGTAAAGACTGTGGCTGGTGGTCATGTCGTTATTGAGTGTAAGAATACTGCGCGTGATGGTTTGCCTCAGTGGATTAAAGAGGCTGAGATTGAGCGTAAGAATGATGACGCGGTAACGGGTGCAACTGTTGCTGGTGTTGTTGCTCATAAGAAGCATGGGTCGGCTAAGCCTGATGAACAGTATGTGACTATGACGCTCGAGACTTTCACGATTCTTTTGCGTGGCGGTTCTCCTGATTTGCGTGGCGTTGAACAGGCTAAGGAAGTGGGCAAGCCTGAAAAAATAGTTGTGTCAGCTAAAGATTTTAATCTTGTAGTTGAAAAGTTGGGGGGAAACAGATGATACCGTTTGAGCGTTCTGCTGCTTTTGAGTGGGGTTTTGAGAAGGGTGAACAGGCTGAACGTGAACGCATCATCAAATTGCTAGAACTCAATGTTGCATATTCAGTAGCAGTTTGTGATGGCGGTAATAAAAACATTCTCGAAATTGAAGAACTCATTGCGCTTATCAAAGGAGAGAACAAGTGAGTGACTACACCCCTACAACAGAAGAAGTCCGTAACAAATTTTGGCTTGGTGAACATAGCGTAAGTAAATCTGAGTGGGCTATTTCAGAAGCAGAATTTAACAGATGGCTTACTGAACTAAAGGCACAAGTTTGGGAAGAAGGTGTCCTAACTGAGTGGACTGGATTTGCTAGGGATAAGGACATAATCTCTGCTAACCCTTACCGAGGAGAGAACAAGTGAGTGAGCACCCACACAATCCCGTATGCCAGACCTGCACACGACTTGAGCGTGAACGCATCATTCAACTACTTCAAGAAGCTATTGACAAAGCCGAACTATATGCAGAAGAAACTTACGGACTTTTTGAGGCAATTGAACTTATTGAGGGAGAGAACAAGTGATACCGATTGAGCGTTTTATTGCTTCTAGCCAGACTCGTGAGCTTTGGTTGAAATCTCGTGACTGTGGCGTTACTGCTACACAGGTTGCTAAGGCTTCAACACCGGCTGGTATGAAGGAAGTGCTGGCACAGATTGAAAACCCCACACCGGTAGAGGCTAACGCTTACATGAGTTGGGGTACTGAGCGTGAAGCGCATATTGCTCATGTCGTGAAAGAGCGTTACGGCATTATGCCTAACGATTGGCTTATCTGCGCTGATGGTGCAGGCAATGAATGGATGCTTGCAACACCTGACGGATTATCGCTGGATCACACTCTGATTGGTGAATATAAGACCAGCGGTAAGCCTTTAGATAAAGTGCCTGCAAATTATATGCGACAGGTTCAGTGGCAGCTTATGGTCAGTGGTGCTGAGAAATGCCTGTTTGCGTATGAGCTACGGCTTGAAGGCCCTGCTGGTTTTGCACCTGGGTTCGATGTTGAATGTCAGTGGATTGAGCGAGATGATGAAATGATTGAAGCACTTATCAAAGTTGCTCAAGAAGTTCAGCAGCACGCAATCTACTGGGAGAAGTCACAGCGAGAATTATGAAATCTTGTATCACCTGTAAATCAGTAAAACCTTTTGTTTCTTTTTATAAGCGTCAAAGTAGCAAGGATGGTTTTCGTAATGAGTGTATTTCTTGCCATAAAGCAAGACTTAGGAAAGCTTATTTACAGGATGCAGACAGGATTAAAGAAAAGTCTCGTTTATGGAAAGCTAAGAATCCAGAAAAGCGATTGGTAAATAATCGCCGTTGGTTAGCTTTAAATCCTGAAAAGATGGCTGAATCTAGGAAGGGTTGGGCAGATAAACATCCAGAATATAAAGCCATTAAAAAACATAGAAGAAGGGCAAGGATGCAAAATGTCGAAGTTCAGTCAATTTCTGATGCGTTTATTAAAAATCTTTATGCTTCCTCTTGTGTTTATTGTGGTGCAGTAGAAAGAATAGAGGCTGATCATATTATTCCTATTAGTCGCGGTGGAGCGCACTGTGAGAATAATTTGCAGCCTTTATGTAAGTCTTGTAATTCAAGTAAGAAAGATAAAACGATGGCTGAATGGCTATCTGAAAGAGAAAAGGGAAATGAATAATGGCACAATTTAATCTTGACAGTTATGAGACTGTTGCAGAACGTATCCAGCGATTCTATGAAACGTATCCTGATGGGCGAATCATTACTGAGGATTACACCACAGAGAATGACCGCGCTTCTATGATGTGGCGCGTGAAGGCTACTATCTTTCTGAACACTGGTGATCAGGCTGCTGGTTTGCCTAAGTCAACGGGTCACGCTTTCGAAATTGACGGTGTGGGTATGAGTCAAAAAACTGCAGCTCTTGAAACCTGTGAAAGTTCTGCTATTGGGCGTGCTTTGTACGCGCTTGGTATGAGTGGCCAGAAGCCTAATACTCGTGAGGAGATGGCTAAGGTGGCTCGTGGTGTTCAGCCTCAGAAGCCTGCAGTGAAGATGCCTGCTGGTTTGCTTGAGGCTATTCCTAAGCTTGAGTCTCTTGATGCTTTGAAGGTTGTTTGGGCTGAGGCTGTTGCTGGTGGATATTCTGCTGAGGTGCAGGATGCTATTTCTGCGCGTAAGAAGGAGTTGTCGTGAGTCCTGATGATATTCGTTTGGAGCTGACTCAGGTTGGTCGTGAGTTGTATAAGGCTGCTGATGCTATTCAACTTCTTGAGGTTGAGGCTGAGCGTGCTGAGATGAAGGCACAATCAGAAATGGACAAGACCTATCTTACCGCTGAGGGTTCGATTGAGGATAGGAAGGCTGTGGCGCGTGAGAAGGCTTTGCAGGCTCGCGATGGTGCAGTGATTGCTCGTGCTTCTTATAATCGTGCTAGGGCTAAGGCTAAGGGTTTGGAGTTGCAGCAGGCTGCTGTTGCGGCTCAACTTCATGAGGTTGTGGCTGAGCGTGCTGAGTTGAGGGCACAAGGAGGAATGGGGAAGACCTATCTTAGCGGTGCGGGTTCGTGTTATTTTCGGATGGCACTAGCGCGTGAGAGGACATTGGAGGTCAGCGTCGTGG